AGGTCTGACAATACAGAACACCCCGTCTTTCTGACGTATGATAGCGTTGTATTTCTTCAGTATTTCAGAGAGAACATCGTAACAGTAGTAGTCTTTAAAGACATCCCTGTCAATCTTTATCTGGTCAAAGGGGCTATCCGAAGCCGTGGATAACATATTGTCTTCGTAGATATTGACGTACTCCTTAAACTCCGTGAATCCTATCTCTGCCAGTATATCAAGGATGATAGCCGATTCAAGTTCATGGCCGTTATAATAGGTTATCGTTTCCTTACCTGCGTCATAAGCAATACTATCAGCAAATAATATATTCTCCAGTATTGAAAGCCCGTCAGTAGCTGTGATAGAAACAGGATATAAAGGCGGTTCATAAACCTCCTCGTAGTTCTGTGTCTCTACATACCCGCTCCAGAATAATGTCTCGTTAGCATAAATGGTAACAGGATAGTGCATATCCTCGACAGAATATAGGTCAAGGAGTGCAAAGTTCGTTTCAGAATAGACTTCAAAAGTAGCCCGTGAAGGACGCATCGGGTCGAATACATCATCTGACTCGTTATCGTAACTTATGTTAAGTGGGTTGCCAGTGGCTTTCAACAGGGTATAGTCACCCGTGAAGTCCGGGTCATCTATTGATATCCGCCACTCGACTTTTTGCAAGTCAGAAAATTCTATCCTCCACCTCTCAGCCATTTCTTCTCAATGCCAGTGCTATATCTTTTCCTCTTATTGATCCTACTACATTCACATTTAATGGCTGACTCTGAAAACCTCCAAGCCCGCCCGTTGCCTTTCCTCCAAGCCCCATATTCCAGAGGTTCTGCGTAGCCATTGTAGCCAAACCGGACCCGGGGAATAAGGCTCTTATCAACCCGAAGATGACAGCCTTTGCCAGATACTCAGCTACCAATCGCTTCATCCCGTCTATCATCGTATCAACCATTGCTTTAAATCCGTCGCCCGCAGAAGTAAACAAAGCATCAAATCCGTTAGTAAGTATGTTGATAGCCTCACCCTGAAGCATAAGGGCATCTGTCATATCTTCGACAGCAGTAACGGCTTCAGGTCCTCCTGACAGCTTATCCCATGCGTCTTTTGAATTGGCTGTTATCTTCTGCCATGAACCGGCAAGATCACCGGGAGCAGCAACCTCCCCAATCATAGGATTAACTTCCCTTGTCGCCCCTAATGTTGTGAGGCTTTTTATTCTCTTTTCAAGTGCGTCAATGACTTGTAATTGTGTAGCTAACCCCTTCTTATCTGCTACGTCAATCTGTTCAAGCCATGCCTTTTCTTCTGCCAGTTGTGCGTTAAGTGATGCTATCGTCTCAACTTCCTTTTCAATCGGAGGCGTAGTCTTGTTTATTATCCCGTCAAGAACTTCTAAGGCTTCTGTATAAAAGTTATATGAGGCTTTACCGGCATCACCAAGTTTTTTAAAATATTCTATCTGCTCTAATACCTCTGTTTTACGGGCCTCTGCCGTTGCCTTATCGAGTCCCCTCCATTTCTCAAATGGATCATTAACCTCTACAAAGTCTTTTGTCAGGGCATTTAACAGATCAGTAAGCCCACTCTTTAAAACGAACTCGCCTACCTGAGTCTTTAGTTCCTTCCATGCCGTTGCAAGCTGTGATATAGATGTGGCCGCTGTATCTGTCACATCCCCCATTGCGGTTAGTTCACGCTGAATGATATTGCCAGCAGCTGACCCGAAGTCGCCTACCTTTTTTACTTCATCCTGTAATGCGACAGCCGAAATCCCCAGGTTATCCATTACGAGAACTGACTTACGCCCTATCCCTGTTATAATAGAATCAACAAGGTAATCAACCGATTCTCCGGTTTGAATTGCCCTTTTAGTGGCAAACTCAAAATAAGTAGCAAGTTGTTCAAGTGGTATCTTAAAGTTCTTCGCCTGAACTGCTTTCTGCATCAATTGAAGATCCGTGACGGTTCCCCTTGTGGCGTTCCTTAGGTTCTGAAGCAGATTAGGTTGGTTAAGGTTCTTAAAGGCTGCCTCAACTCCCTGCATGGATGCAGCTAACTTAATGCCTTCCCCTACGAAATTACTTATAGCAGACACAGAGAAAGCGGCCCCGATCATAACACCAAGCCTTTTAAAGCCGGCATTCATCTTGCTGAGTTGGCTCTCGCTATCCTTCAGCCCTCTCTTAAACTCGCTGTTATCGAGTCCGAGTTTCGCTTTTAATTTTTCGTCTGCCATTTAATCTTCTTCCTCCACTCTTTCATTTCCTCGTATTCTTCCCTGCTTATCAGGTCAACCTTCGGGGTGTCTTTGTCCGTGTAAAGAACCATCACATCACGGACATCAACGGGCGGGCTTCCTTCCTTGCGGTAAACATTCATAAGAATTGCACACTGTAACCGTTGCAACTCCTTGCGCTTTGCCTCCCTGGTCTCGTAACCCTTACAGGAAAGTTCTATCTCCTCAAAGGTCATTCGCCAGAACTCCTCAGGCTTCAGCCCTACCTCACCAACACAATAGGAAAGAACCTCACGCCACGTTACTTTTTTTTTACCTCAGTCCCCTTTGCCAGTTCAGCTAAAGAGAATCCTAACATCTTAGCGTTGACAACAGCCGTTTGAAGTTGCCCGATAGCCCCCTCTGTGTTATCGAGCAGATCCCCGAACCTGTACTCATTGACCATTACAGGTTCACCCCGGCTTCGCATCGCTGATACGTGGGCAAAGTAGAACAGTTCCCTTAACTTAAATATGTCAGGGGGTGTCCCGTCCTCTTTCCCGAATATCCCGCTCGAGGCGATCTGCCAGAACTCTATTTTATACTTCTCGCAGAACAGGGCATACGCATTTGAACCAAACTGAAACGGTAAACGCTCACCACCGAAATCGACCTCTATATAACCGCTTAGTGTGTTCATTACGATGATGCTACAGTTCCTTTTGTAAGTTCACCGGCTCCCTTAAAACCGCCAGACATTGAGACAGCATCATTATAACCTGCTGTCATAGTCAATCCTGTAGCGTTTGCGCTTCCTTTGAATACAAGACCCCCACCGGTACCGTCAATGACAGCCATCTCAAGGATTGCCGTGGTGTCGCCCGTGATAAGGTCAAATATCTCCTCTGCGTTCATCGTGTTACTCGGATCGTACAGGCCGTCAAACGACACCTCCCAGTCCTTTGAACCATACAAACTATCGCCCCATGCGTCACTATCTTTTGTGGTAGTGTCGATAAGGTTTGAGTTGATTGTAAGGGTAAAGGATTTGGTTCCCCCGATAGCCGTACCGTTAACCAGCACAAGCATATTTTTCCCGCTTAATTTTGCCATTTTACTCCTCCTCTAATCTGAATTTAATAACTATTGATTTCATTATAACTATCTCGTTGTCAAATAATACCCTTTGTGTCGCTATTGATCCGACCATTATGTTGATCTCATTATACCCGTCTATCCCGCCCACATCTGAGCCCCCGGAACCGGCCTCGGTAATCGGATCAGCCGTTATCAGTTCCAGCACATCCTCCGATAGTGAGTTGACCATTTTGTAACTCGCATCATTCCCGGAATAAGAGGCGTATATCTCAATGTTGATGGAGTTTAAGGTTATGTTGCAGTCCTTTGTCGATTCATCAGCTTCCATGTACTGCTCACCAAGCACGATAAAAGGCTTTTCTTTCGCTTGCGGAACGAAACTATAACAAGGCACATAAGACCCGTTATATTGGACCGTCAGGTGCAAAATGTCATGTAGCCACTGCCTTATATTTTCTGAGGGGTCTTTCATTTGAATCCCATTTGATGAAGTTTCGTAAACATCTCTTTAACGCTTATCTTGACAGCCGGGAAGAAATACGGTTGATGACTGTTGTTAACTTTTCTTACTCCCCGACCTTTGAACTGAATAGCGTAATCAATTAACTCTTTAGGTACATAGACTTTATTACCTGTGCCAAACTCCACGTAAGGAGCATATTTAACATTAACCCCCTTACCCGCTCCCCCGGCCCAAACCTCTGCACTCATGCCCGCACCTGTTGCATTAGTACCAACGGAAGCCCGTAAGAAGCCGTAACGGACAGGGGCCAGACGCATTGCCCTACGAACAATATTAGTACACGTGCCAAATATAGCCCTCTGGCAATGAGAAGTATTTTCTGCTGATAACTTCGTAGTCCAGCGTTTGAACTTCATCATCTCTGACTGAGGCAATATGATAAAAGGTTTAGACATACGCTAATACTTTTAAATCATCCAACTTATCTGAAGGAAGCACTGAATAGATAGTGTAGAACTCGTCATTCCATTTTATACGATGTCCAGTTCCCAAAGTATAATCAGTTCGCTTCCTTATCTCAAACTCCACGGCCCTGCGATAGATAACGCCCCCATTATCCAGTGAACGGGAACCTGACAGGAACTTAGCACTTGCCCACTCATAATAAGTGTCAGTCCATGAGTTCTCTCCCCCGCCCTGCCCGTCATCTGTCCGGGTTGCTACCTGAACAGTAAGATAATGTCTGCGTCCTCCTATTTTCATATCCAAAGCTTTTTACGATAAGGGGCTGCCAGTACCTTGCTTTCATTACTCAGTACCGTTAAACCCCCGGTTGTTATGTTTTCTCTCAGTTCATAGTCAGTAGCCACCTGTTTAAGAATAGCCAGCTTCAGATCCCCCGGCAAGTCCTCGGTAGCTGCATTACCATACCCGGCCTTGTACTCTACTCTTATGGAGTTGACATAGACCATACCCGACGACCAGTAAGATGTTATCTTGATGATAGCATCCTGATCGCCCATGACATAATAATCGCTGTTAAGTACCAGTTCTTCTTCTGTACCTTCGTGGTCTATCCTGTATATCTTGTCAATAGAAATAATAGGCCCATAAGGAAGCTCAACAACATTATCCTTCGGTGTCTGTACCCATGTACAGTGAATAGTCTTTTCAGCAAAGGAGCATGATGTATATTTCTCAAGCATCCTCCGGGCAGAAGTGATAAGGATGGGCCACAAGGTATCATCAGCACTATCCTGTACCTTGCAGTAAAGTTTTGCCTCTGCTACCGATACCGGCTCGGTAACTATGTCAGTGATTACCCGTGTCTGTAAGTTTCTCATCTTTCTCTTGTTGTTCCGCTGTTGCCTTTATACTCATCAACAAGCCCCCGTAAACGCAATGACTTGAACCTCCGCTCCGGCAGATCGATAATATCACCGGGATAGTAATGTCCCGTCATACCATCACAGTCCTTCAGAACGATAACCCGTATGTGTCCCTCGGCAATGTTTCTTTCTATGGTAGGCACCTTACCTTTGATAACTCGTTTCTCAAAGAACTTCTGAACGTCGAACTTTTCACCGTCGATCTCATCAATGATAATCGGCTTTACCCTCTTAGTCCTTTTTTTCATATCTTATGCTCATAAATGTCAAATAGAAAATGCTCAAACCCTTTCAGCTCTTTTTCCTTTTCAGCCTCGATAGCCTTAAACCTTTCAGTACATTTCTTACTCTGCTCTTTATAAACCTCCGGGTCATCCAGTTTCTTAATAGCCTCGACCCATTCTGCAGGTTTATCCGCATTACAGAAGATTCCCGCCTCACCTAAGCTCTCCTTTAGTCCCGGAGTGGGGGCAGCGATAACCGGAATACCACTAACAAGTGCCTCAACAGCCGTGCGTCCGTAGCTCTCGTAAAGTGACGGCATCAGCAATATCCTTGTTTGACTGTACACCTTCTTCATATCCGGGGTGTTCTCCATGTAAGTCACATTCTTGATAACATCTTTCTCCTGTTTGCCATAACCCCCTTCCACACCAAGAAAATCCCTGTCCGGCATCAACCTCGCAATCTGCTGAAAAGTCGCAGTTCCCTTGCGGTGAAAGAGGTTAACGAGGGTGAGCTTAGAGCCTCGCTTACCTACTTTATACCGCTTGCCATCCACAGGAGGATGAACCACCACACCCGGACAGGGATAATTCATATCTTTCTTAGTGTACTCTGAATTATAAACTACATACCGCCTAACCTGGGGTTTGTACTTTAGAATATTCATCGGGTTCGTGTTGTGAACCACGAAAACAAACGGCTTCTTATATAGCTCACACAGGTTAAAAGCCTTACCCGCCCTGTCAAGGTGCGATATGATAATATCAGCATTCTTTATAAACTCCCTGTTTCCGGGATAGAAGTCACCCTTCACGCTCACCCCTTCAAAGTCATAATCTTTAATCCCGGTAATTGGTAGCAAAACATCAACGCTGTGGCCCTGATCTACGAGATACTTGTTCATCTCGTGTACCATCCATTCAGCCCCCGCATGGTGAAGGGGCGGGTAAGCGTGTATTAAATTCAAAACTTTCATAAGCTCTTTTATAATATTTATTCGAAAATATGTCGTAATAAACATACCTCCCGACAAAATCACTGTAATCCTTTCTCTGGTAACTGATGATCGGCATTGTCATGTAAAACTCCCTGTGTGGGGCAATTCTACGGTACCACTCATCAGCTATCCTTATCCTTGACTTCGGATATTCGTCAAGGATGTAATCAATAAACTTAGGGCTTAACAGCGTGGCGTGCATCAGCCATGCCCCGTTAACCCTGACAAGGTGTTCACTGTACTTCTTGACAGGTGCCTGAAGATTAGCCCCTAAATAGAGCATATCGTAACTCTCCGGCAGTTCTGCCACGGCCTTGTCAAACACATCATCAAACTCGTCCGTAAACTCAAAATCATCTTCAAAGAACATCAGGGGTTCTCCCTGAAACATTTTTAGCATCTTCAGCCAATCAGTCATATAACCTTTATAACTGTCGGCATAATTCTGTACCGTCGTGTAATGCGTGACCTTTTCAACCCTTCCCTGCAATATTTCTTTACATCTCGCCCAACGATCC